AGGCAGTCGCTGCCTGAGCGCACATTCGCGCAGGAATACCTGGCCGAGTTTCTGGAAGATGGCGGCGGCGTGTTCCGTCGCGTGCTGGCGGCGGCGGTGCTGCAACCGCAGGACGGGCCTAGCGAGGGGCACGATTATGTGATGGGCGTCGACTGGGGCAAGCACGCCGACTGGACAGTGATCACCATCTGGGACGCCATGAGCCGCGATCTGGTCTATATCGACCGCATGAATCAGATCGACTATGCCGTGCAGGTGGGTCGCCTGCGCGTGCTGTACGATCGGTGGCAACCGAGCTGCATCCGGCCCGAGGTGAACTCAATGGGCGAGCCGCTGGTCGAGCAACTGCAGCGCGAGGGGCTGCCTGTTGCGCCGTTTGTGACCACGAACGCCACCAAAGCGGCGGCGATTGAGGCGCTGGCGCTGGCGTTTGAGCGCGGTGACATTCGCATCGTCAACGATCCGCAACTGATCGCCGAGCTGCAGGCGTTCGAGCTCAGCCGGACGCCCACGGGCATGGTGCGCTACAGCGCGCCCGAGGGGATGCACGACGACTGCGTGATGTCGGCGGCGATGGGCTACTCGGCGATTGCGGACTCTGGGCCGCTGCTGCTATGGGGTAATGCATGACAGACACGCCGTTCATGTTCAGGGCGACTGCTAGTGATGATGCCAAGAGCGTGGGCCTGAGCGCCTTCGATGCCGAGTTGTTTTGGGGCCAGACGAGCAGGGACGAACTAACCGAGCACGCGGCCTATATGAAGGTGTCCTGGGTGCGGCGCTGCGTGGAACTGCGCGCCAACGCCCTGAGCACCATCCCATGCCGTATCACGCGCCAGGGCAGTGAGGACGAGGTCGAGTGGGAGTTTTTGGGTGCGCTACCGGCGATGCTCTGGATGGCCGAGGCGTCGCTGCAGATTTACGGCGCGAGTTACTGGGAGCGCGAACGCAACCGCTATCTGTACGAGAAGGGCTATCGCTGGTTATCGCCGGTGACGATGGAGGTCAAGGCGGATCCGAGCAAAGGGCTGACAGGGTTCAGGCGCAACCTGCCTCAACGCGGCCCTATCGACCTGGCCATAGACGACGTGGTGTACATCTGGACGCCGGCGCTAAACGCCGAGGTGGGACCTGGCAAGGGCTGGGTAACAACGGCGCTCACGGCAGCGGGCCTGGCGCAGTACGCTGATGGGTTCGCGTCGGACTTTTTCAAGCGCGGCGCGATTCCGGCGCTGGTGCTCTCCGTCGATGGCTCGCCCTCACAGGCCGAGCTCGACCGGCTGCAGACATGGTGGAAGCGTCTGCTCGCAGGCGTCAAGGGGGCGTGGGAGACGGTGGCGGTGAAGGCCAGCGTCAAGCCGCAGGTGATTGGGTATCCCACGAACCAGCTTGCGATGTCGGAACTGGTGCTGCTGGCGCGTCAGCAGATCGCCACGGCCTCCGGCGTGCCCCAGACCATGTTGGAGGACGCGGCGAACTTCGCGACGGCCGCTGAGCATCACCAGGCGTTCTACGAAGAGACAATCGTGCCTGACGCGATTCTGATCCGCGACGCGCTCAACGCGCAGATATTCAGGCCGCAGGGGCTAGAGCTGGCGCTCGACTGGCATGAGCTGGACATCTTCCAGGAGGACGAGGAGGCGCGCTCGGCGTCGCTGTTGCGCATGGTGCAGGCCGAGGTGCCCCTGGCGCTGGCGATGGAGATGCTGGGGTTCGACCTGCCCAACGGCATGACCTACCCGCAGTTTGCGGCCGAGCTGGAGGCCGATCGCGTGCGCAAGTTCGAGGAGCAGCAGCAGATCGTTCGCGAGCGGGCCACAGCGTTGCGGCCGCTGGCAGGGCCGTTGCGGCCGCTGGCAGGGCAGGCGGGCGAACAGGGCAACGGGCCACCACCGGCGCCACGGCTGGAGACGCGGGCTGTACGCGACGAACTGGACAGGTGGCGGCGCAAGAGCTTGTCAGCGCTCAAGACGGGCGAGTCGGCAGACGTGGCCTTCGACACTGACCTGCTGGACGAGGACGAACAACGCGCGCTGCATGTGGCGCTGGCAACGGCGACTGACGCCGAGGAGGTGAGAGCCGCGTTTGAGCGGCCCTTTCGAGGTGACGAGCACGACCATGAAGGCGGCGCGCCGTACCCGTGATGGCGATCCCGATCCCTACGGCGACATGCGTGACGAGGTTGAGGCGGAGGTCGAGCGCGTGATGCGACGGGCATTCAGGGCGCAACGCGAGCGGGTGCTAAAGGCGCTGGGCGAGCGGCCCGAGCGTGAGCCGGATGAGGCGTTCTGGCAGGGCGAGCAGGCCGCGCTGGGGGCTGCGCTACAGCCCGTGCTCGCACAGGCGGCGCAGTTGGCGGGCAACGCGCACGGAGCGTCAGTCAAATCGCTGCCTGCTGCCGTGGATGTGATTGCGGGGGCGCTATTGCCAAGCAGCGTGCCGATTCTGTGGGATGAGGCGGTGATTGCCTTCGAGGCAGTCGACTGGGCGCGACGCTACGTGGGCGACCTGATCCGCCGCATCGCCGAGAACACGCGGGAGTTGGTGAGACGCAGTGTGGTGTCGTTCAGTGAGACGCCAGGTATGACCATCGGTGACCTGCGCCGCGCGCTGGAGCCGGCGTTTGGCGAGGTGCGAGCGCAGCGCATTGCCGTGACGGAGACGACGCGGGCCTTTACAGCGGGGCAGCGCATTGTACAGCGCGAGCTGGAGCGCGGGGGGCTGCGCCTGGAGCGCGTGTGGCGCACGAGCATGGACGAACTGGTGTGCCCGATCTGTGGAGCGCTGGAGGACAAGCGCGAGAGCCAGGGCTGGGCTGGCTATGACGGCCCGCCGGCGCACCCTAACTGCCGCTGCTGGACGGTGCTGGCGCTGTGAGCGTATCGCTGGAGATCAAGGGCGTTGACAAGTTGCTTCGCAAGCTGAGCGGGCCGCGGTTTGAGCGGGCCGTGCGCGCACTGACGCGCGGCGTGGCCGAGGTGCTCAAGGGGAAGATGAGCCGCTATCCCGGGCCGGTGAAGCGCCCTATCCAGTGGGCGAGCGCCAGACAGCGCGGCTGGTATATCGGTGCCAGGCGCAAGGCGGGGCTAGGCCCGTACAAACGCAACAGCGATCCGTGGTCGCAACGGCTGGGGCCGTCGTGGACGACGGAGAACAGGGGCCAGGATGCGGTCGTAGGCACGCGAGTGACCTATGCCTCATGGGTGCAGTCGGAGGAGAAACAGCAGCCCATGCACCGTAACACTGGCTGGATCACCGATGCGCAGGCGGTGGCGCAGGCGCGACGGGAGGCGGTGGCCCAGAAGGTGGCCGATCGTGTGATTGGGTCGTGGATCAGGGAATAGGGAGGGGGCATTGATCACGGTCTACGGACACACAGGAGTCGTGGGCAGCCAGGTCTACCGCTGGCTGCGCGAGCGGGGCGTGCGCATCGCAGGCGTGAGCCTCGACCAGCGAGACGGCGATGCAGACGAGATACCAGAGTGGGCGATTTTGTGCCTGCCGACGCTCAACGATGACGCGGGGCAGGATCAGGACGCGATCTGGACGACGTGCCTGCGGCTGGCCGAGCAGGGCTGCGAGCGCGTGATTGTACGCTCGACGACCGAGCCTGGCACGATGGAAGCGCTGGCGCGGGCCTTTACGGGCATGACGTTTTACCACTGGCCTGAGTTCCTGTCGGCGCGCACGGCGTGGGATGACTTTACGCACCCGCGCGTGCACGTGGTGGGCTGGAGTGGCGAATGGGGCGCACTCGACGCCTGGAAGCGCACCATGGAGCCGCTGCTGCCCGAGGCCTCGGAAGGCGTGGTGTACGTGGCGCTGACGACGAGCGAGGCGATCAAATACGCGCACAACTTGCACGGGGCCATGCAGGTGATCTACGCCAACCAGATGTATGACGTGTGCAACCAGGCCGACGCGAGCTGGCAGGACGTGCGCGAGGTGCTGCCTCTGCTGGGCTATGTGAGCGAGCGCCAGCGCGACGCCTACTGGAGCGTGTGGAAGGATGGACAGCGCGGCTATGGTGGCGCCTGCTTCCCCAAGGACGTGCGGGCGCTGAGGCGGTGGCTACGTCGGCGTCGTCAGCCGAGCGAACTGCTGGACGGCATGGAGGCGGCCAACGCGCGGCTGCGGGGGGTGAGCGCATGAGCATCGCCGTGGTGGTGCCCACCTACCGGCCCGAAAGCCTGATGGTGTTCAAGGCGGCCTGGGGGCCACTGCTAGCGCGTCACAGTGCGCAGCTCGTAGTGGTGCACGATGGCAACAAGCCCACGGTCAACGGCATGAGCGTCGAGGCGGTGCTGGGCGCAGAGGACGCCGACCTGATCTATAACCACAGCGACGTGGTGCGCAACCTGGGGTTCGCCTACGTGGCGCGCTATTTGCCCGAGGCCGAGGTGATCGTCACGCTGGACGACGACGTGCTGCCTGAGGGCGACACGTTGCAGGCGCACCTCAACGCCCTGGCGCGACGGTATCCGCTGGGTTGGATGAGCACCATGAGCGAGTATGTGCGCGGCGTGCCCTATGGCGTGCGCGACGAGGCGCCGTGCATGGTGAGTCATGGCGTCTGGCGCGGCGTGCTCGACTGGGATGCCCCGACGCAGTTGGTGCTCGGCGCAGAGCGCGACGCGACGCCGTATATCGGTGCGATCCCGCGCGGGGTGCTGTTCCCCCTGTGTGGCATGAACGTGGCGTTCAAGCGCGAGGTGCTGCCCTGGATGTATTTTGCGCCGATGGGCCCTAGCGTGGGCGTGGATAGGTTCGGCGACATCTGGTGCGGCGTGCACCTCAAACGCGCGTGTGACCAACGCGGCTGGGCGATTGCCACAGGCTACGCCGTGGTGAGGCACGAGCGCGCGAGCAACGTCTATACCAACCTGCAGAAGGAGGCGCGCGGGCTGCAGTTGCACGAGGGGCGCTGGCTGGAGGTCGAGGGCGGCGAGGCGTATATGACAGGCTATGCCGAGGCGCGCCAACGCTGGGCGGCGTGCATGGAGCGGTGGCTATGATGCGTGTGCATGTGGTAGCCGCGAGCGATGCCGAGCGCGACCCGCAGCGCAAGCTGCGCTGGGGCGATTATTGGCTCAAGCGCAGCCTGGAACGCGCGCTGGCAGCGCAGGGCTGGGAGGTGCAGCCCGCGCTGGGGCATAACACGCATGTTATGATGCACTGCTGGGGCCTGCCCCTGGAGCGCGTGCCAGAGTGGACATACAACGTCCTCTACGTGCACTCGCACCCTGCAACGCTCGACCGCGTGCCGTGGGGGTTCTACGACCGCGTGGTGGTGGCAAGCGCACAACTGGCCGAGCGGTTGCGAGTGGAGGGCGTGCGCGTCGACGCTGTGAACATCGGCGCGACCGACTTTGTGCGGCTGGACGTGCCGCTGGAGCACGATGCTGTGTTCGTCGCGAACAATCGCGGTGGGCTGCGACCGATCATCGCGGCATTGGGCGACCTGACGACGCTGCCGTTTCGCCTGGAAGTGTGGGGCGAGGGCTGGGAGATGTTGCCTGCGGGCATCTGGCAGGGGCTGTACTACCCCTACGACGACCTGAACGCGCTCTATGCGTCGAGCGCCGTGGTGCTCAACGACACGCACGAGGACATGCGCCAGGCAGGCATCATCAACCCGCGCGTGCTGGATGCTGAGGCGGCGGGGGCGTTGGTGGTGGAGCCGAACGAGGCAGACGTGCGCGCGACGGTGGCGGAGTTGGTAACGGCGCGACATAACAACTGGCGTGAGGCCATGCCACGAGATTTCGCCGGTGTCACCTATTCCCGCCTGGCCCACGACCTGACCGCTGGCATCGAAGCGCAACTGCGCTTCGACCTGGGCTGTGGCAACCACAAGCGCGACGGATTCGTGGGCGTCGACCGCGTGCGCCTCGACGGCGTGGACGTGGTCTGGGATGTGCGCCAGGGGCTGCCGAGCAACGATGACACTGTAGACTATATCGTGGCCGACAACCTGCTGGAGCATATCGGCCCGGAGTTCATCGACGTCATGAACGACTTGCACCGCGTGCTCAAGCCCGGCGGCCGGCTGACGGCGATTGTGCCCGGGGTGCACGCGCCCGCAGCGGCCTATGCCGACCCGACACACGTGCGCTACTTTGTGCCCGAGACGTGGGACTATTTTGACGGCGAGCACGCGCGCTGGCGCGATTATGGCCAGAGTTATGGCATCCGACCGTGGCGTGTGCTGCGGCGCGAGGTGCGCGACCGGTTTATCGAGACGGTGATGCAACCCGTAAAGGAGTGCTCATGCGCATCCTGATGGCGTTCGACTTTGCGCCGCACACCACGGCGAACTATCTGGCACGCGCTTTCGCCGCGCTGGGCCATGATGTGCGCTCGGCTGGGCGCGAGGCGGTCAACCTGAGCGCCTGGCCCAACCCCTACCGGCTCTGGCATCACGAGTGGCCGTTGCAGCCGGGGCAGGCGCTGGATACAGGGGACTGGCAACCCGAGCTGGCCGTGTGGGTCGAGTCGGGGGCGATGGACGCCTTGACGTTGCCGGTACTGCGCTGCCCTGTGGCGGGCTGGTTCATCGACTCGCTCAACCCGCGCAAGCTGGGTTGGCATGAGCAAGTCGCGCGGACGTTCGACTATGTGTTCGTCGCTCATCGCGGCTTTGTCGAGCAGGTGAGCGCACGCGCGATGTGGTTGCCCCTGGCGTGTGACCCAGAGATACACGCGCCGCGCGCGCTGCCGACCGAGCCAGCGTGGGATATTGCCTACGTGGGCAACCGCTACAGCGGGGGCATGTATAGCAGGCGCTTTGAGGCGCTGCGGGATTTGACCAGGGTGTATCGCGTGCGCGTGGCGAGCGGTGTGTATTTTGAGAAGATGGCCGACGTATATGGTAACGCCAGGATCGGTTGGAACATGAGCCTGACCGGTGGCGACGCGGTGATGCGCGTGTTCGAGGTGCTATGCAGTGGCCGCCCGCTGCTCACCGACCATGCGCCCGCATCGGGCGTCACGGATCTGTTTCAGGTGGGCGAGTTGCTGCAGTATCGGGATGAGGCCGACATGTTCGGGCTGGCCGACTGGCTGCTGACGAACCCTGATGAGGCCGCGGCTATCGGTGCAGCCGGTCGCGCCGCCGTGCTTGCTGCGCACACCTACCAATGTCGCGCGCAGGCGCTGTTGGAGGCGGTCGGTGGCTGACAGCCGCGAACTCTGGCTGGCAGTGCGGCAGGCGCTGCTGATGATTGTGGACGCGATCGAGCGCGCCCTGGGCATTGCGCCGCGCACGGCGGAGCTGCGCAAGCGCTAGACTGACTGACAATCCTATACCGGCAGCCCTAACGGAGCGCCGCTTTTGTGGGAGTGCAAGATTGCGATGCCCCCCACGAGGCGGCGCTTTGGCGTTGCCGGAAGGGGTGAGATGCGAGACGGGTATGACCCAGAGAATCCGACCAAGGCGGTGGTGCTCGACGGCGCGCCTGCGGGCTTTGTGCGCGTGGGCGGCTATGGCGTGGTGTTCGGCGGGCGCGACCTGCAGGGCGAGACGTTTACGAAGGACACCGACTTTTGGCTCGACAAGCTGACGCGCACGCCGCCGGCGCTCTATCAGCATGGCAAGGATGCAAAGACGCGACGTGACTTGCTGGGGCGGGCGACGGTGAGCGACCCCGACGACGTGGGCCTGTGGGTTGAGGCGCAACTCGACCTGTCCAAGCGCTACGCCGAGGCGCTGCTGCCTCTGCTCAACGACGGCAAGTTGGGCTGGTCGAGCGGCACGGCCGGGCACCTGGCCGAACGCCAGGGCGCAAAGATCACGAGCTGGCCCATCGTCGAGATGTCGCTCACGCCCACGCCGGCCGAGCCGCGCACGCTGGGCGTGCAGGAGATACGAAGCCTGACCGAGTTCGAGCCGAGCTACAAGGCGCTTATGCCACAGAGCGACGGGGAGTCGCTGGCAGGGGCGCAAGTGGACAGCGAACCCGAGGCGATCATAGCAGTTTCGAAGACCGAGGAGGTCAAGATGGCTGAGGAAATCAAAGAGGCGCTGGCCGTGCAACCTGCGCCCGATATGGAAGCGATGATCATGGCGGCGGTGACCAAGGCGCTCAAGGAGGCGCCGGTCATCGAAAAGGCGCTGCGTTTTGCGCCCGAGGAAGAGGATTTGCCCGAGCAGAAGAGCTTTGCGGACTTTCTGATCGCGGTGCAGCGCAACGACACCAAGCGCATCAAGAGCGTCTACAAGGCCGCCCTGGCCGAGAGCGCGGGCGCGACGGGCGGCTATCTGGTGCCGCCTGAATACGCCAATGAGATTCTGCGCGTGGCGGTGTCGCGCTCGGTGGTGCGTTCGCAGAACCCGACCGTCATTCAGATGGCAGGGCGTGAATGGAACGTGCCAGCGATCAACTACACCGGCTCGACTGCAGGAACCTTCCCACAGTTGGGCGGGGTGCGAGCTTACTGGGGCGAGGAGGGGGCCGAGCTGACTGAGAGCGCGCCGACCTTCGAGACAATCCGGCTGGTGGCCCACAAACTGGGCGGCTATACGCAGGCCTCTAACGAGGTGCGGGCCGACGCTGGGGGCACGCTCGAAAGTATGTTGCGCGGGCTGTTCGCCGAGGCGATCGCGCTGTATGAGGACTGGGCGTTTATCAACGGCAGCGGCTCAGGCCAGCCGCTGGGCGTGCTCAACTCGCCGTGCCTCGTCACTGAGGTGGCAGCGAGTAGCTCATTCGTCCTGTCTGACATTGCCGCAATGCTCGCCAAGTTCCATAGCCGCTCGGCTAACGGTGGCGTGTGGATCATGCATCCCAAGGTGATCGAAAAGTTGGTGGTGCTGGCCGACGGTAGCGGCGCTGCCAACAACCTGATTTGGATGAACAACGGGCAGGTGCAGGGCGCGCCGCCTATGTCGCTGATGGGCAAGCCGATCATTTACACGGACGTGATGCCGGTGCTGCCTGCCGGCACAAGCGCCACGCAGATCGGCGGCGTGCTGTTGGCGGACTGGAGCTACTACCTGATTGGGGATCGCGCCGGGCTGGAGATCGCCTTCAGCGAGCACTATGCGTTCATCAACGACAAGGCGACCTGGCGCTTTACCAAGCGCACCGACGGCCAGCCATGGCTCAAACAGGCCATCTACCTGGCCGACGGCGCGAACACCGTATCGCCGTTCGTGTCGTTGAGCGGCGCGTAAGAGGAGGTATCCACAATGAGTTACACTCAGGCTCTTTCGGAAGAACTGGCGCTGGTCGGCCTGATCCCGTGTCGCGTGATCAATACGGCGGCGCAGACCATCTACTCGAACGTGGTGGACATGCGCTACCACCGCCGCGCGCTGATCGTCGCCGAGGCCCGCAGCCAGACCACCAAGGCGGTCAAGGGCATGATCGTCAAGGTGTGGAACTGCGATGCCTCGGGCACGGCCGCGAGTACGGCGCTGATCACGGGGTCGCCGATTCACACGCCGGCCACCGTCGGCAGCTATGCGGCTGCGGTCTACGAGGTGACGGCCGAGCAACTGGCGAACGGCTATGGGCCGACCTTCAACAGCCCAGGCCGCTACTTTAAAGTGTCGTTCACTAACTCGACGAACAAGACGATCATGTCGGTGCACATCCTGGCGGATGCCAGCCGCTACGGTGACGCTGAGGACTATGACGTGTCGAGCGTGAGCGAGGTCAAGCGTTCGTGACGCGAACACCAGGGGCGGGCGGTCAGGCCCGCCCCTGGGCTGGAGGTGACCATGGCTAGAACAGAGCAGAGCACGCGCGAGATCATGATGCTGCATATCGGCGAGCCGCTGAGTGCGGTGATCAGCAGCTCGGCGCCAGCCACGCCCGCCGAGGCCGCGCTGACGGTGGCCGAGGGGCGCAGCTATGCCGTGCCTGCTGACTGGTTCGCGGGCGTGCAATACCCCAGGGGGCGGTCGGGCACAGCGGCCTCGACCGTAGCGCAGGCGAGCAACCAGACGGTGACGCTGATTCAAAAGCTGGTGTGATATGGCCTACGCGACGCTGGAGGATGTGAAGCTGTATCGAGGAATCTCCTCGACGATGACGGGCGACGACGCGCTACTGAGCGTGCTGATCGACCGCGCCGAGGCGCTGATCGACCGCTACACCGAACGCACGTTCGACGCCAGCACGGCGAGCACACGCTATTACGACGCGGTGCGCGATGTGTCGGACGACCGGCGCACGCTGTACCTGGGCGACGACCTGTGCGTGGTGACGACCATCACCAACGGCACCGGCGAGGCTGTGACCAAGTACATCACTGAGCCGCGCCATGGCACACCATACTATGCCATCCGGCTCAAGGCGTCGGCGGGCGAGCTGTTTGACTATGACGACGACCCCGAGGATGCCATCAGCGTGCGCGGGCAGTGGGGCTATAGCGCCACGGCGCCCGACGATATACGGCAGGCGACGGTGCGGCTGGTGGCCTACATGTATGCCCAGAAGGATGCCTCGATATTCGACGTGACGGCCTATCCCGATGCGGGCGTGCTGATGGTGCCCCAGGGGATGCCCAGAGATGTGCGGGAGACGTTGGATCGCTACACACGACTGCGATAGGGGGGGAGTTGGACGCGATTCTACCGGAGGAGTGGGCTTTGCGAGAGACGATGCAGCGCGATGCGCTGCCAGAGCCGCGCGAGGTGGTGCCGTTGCGCGCGCACGACCGCGAGCTGCGCGTGGTGATCGGCATCCCGATGGAGCGGGTGATGTTGCAGGAGGCGTTTTTTGGGTTCGCCGCCATCCTGCAGCAGGGTTGGAGCCTGGCGCAGTTGCCCTACACGCGCAACGATGTGGCGCGCCACAAGTTCGGGCAGTTTTTACTGGACAGCGACTATACGCACCTGCTGATGCTGGACTCGGATCACGTGCACCCGCCCGACATCGTGCAACGGCTGGCGCGCTGGTTTTTGGCCTATCCCGACCAGGTGCAGGTGGTCGGCGGCCTCAACTTCCGACGCGGTGAGCCATACGACCCGTGCGCGTTCGTCGACCCCGGTGATGGGCAGTTTCACCGGCTGGCGGAATGGGCGCCAGGTGCGGTGCGGGTCGATGCGCTGGGCACAGGCTCGATGATGGTCGCCCGGCAGGTGTTCGAGCGACTGCCTGAGGAAGCAGGCTGGTTCGACTACGCCTATCCCAACCACCACGGCTGGCCAGGCACCGACATGACGTTCAGCGCGCGCTGCCGCGAGGCGGGCATCGCGCTCTGGGTGGACACGACGACGACGAGCCCGCACATCGGCACGCAACTGATCGATGAGCATACCTACCGCGCCTACATCCGCGAGCAGGTGCTGTTGGCCCGCGAGCAGCAGGCCGAGGCGCAGGCGGCCGCGATGGTGCCTGTGGGGGCGCGCATATGACGATCGCAACGACGATTGCTGCGCTACAGGCGATTCATGCGGCCATTACGGGCATCGGCAGCGCGCCGACGGACATGCCCTCGAACCTGGAACAGGGCCAGCGGCCGATGGTGCTGGTCTGGCCCGACGAGGGCAACTGGCGCCTGCAGGCCCTCGACCTGCAACGGCAGGAGCGCGTCTACGTGGTGCGGTGCTATGTGCAGCCGGTGGCGCAGGGATTAGCGGGCATCGATGCGGGCTATGACACCTGTGTGACGCTTCTGGAGAGCTTTGGGCGCGCCTATCTGGCCGATACAACGCTGGGCGGTGCAGTAGACCACATCGAAAGCATTACCGATATGGGTGTGTCGGGTGGCAGTTACGAACTCACCTGGGCGCAAGTGCCTTGGTGGGGGTTCGAGTATCGGATCGTTGTCGTTGAGAAGTCGACCGATTAGGAGGCGTTATGCCTGCATCAATGCAAAGAGCCGTGCAGATCGGCAAGCAAACGGGTTTTACGACAGGGGTTGCAGCGAGCGTGCGGCTGGCGGCAGTGATTGACGCCGAGCTGAATATCGTGGACGAAGTGCTGCAGCCGGAGGTGCTGGGCCTGCTATCGCCCATGGCTGCGCCAGCGCAGGTATCGCTGCACGCCGAGGGTTCGGTGACGCAGCAAGCCAGCTACCAAGACCTCGCCTATCTGGGGACGGGCGTGTTCGGCGCGGTGTCGGCATCGAATGCGGCCAACACGACCTATGTGTGGAAGTTCGCCGCAGCGCTGACTACGGCAGCGACACCGCAACTCTGGACAGTGGAATACGGCGCGCCGAACGCTGAGTACCAGGCGACAGGCTCGATGTTCCAGAGCCTAAAGATCACCGGCGAGGCAGGCGGCCTGTGGGAGTCCACGGTCGAGCTGATTGGCCGCGACGTGGACGCCGAGGCCATGACTACTGGCCTGACGCTGCGCGACGTGGACGTCATCCGCATGTCGGACACCAAGCTATACGTGGACACCTGGACGGGCACGATGGGCGCGACCGAGGTGCCAGCGACGCTGATCTCGTTCGCGCTCAATGCTGGCCCCTCGAGCCACCTCAAGCAGTTCGCGGGCAGCATCCACCCCACGAGCTACGGCGTGGGGCGCTGGGAAGGCGATCTGACACTGACGCTGGAGTTCAATGCGGCATCGAAGGCGTATGTCGACGGCCTGCTGTCAGGCCTTGTGCAGCGCCAGATTCAGATCAAGGCGACTACGGGCTCTGGCACCACGGCGCGCGAGGCGACGATCCAGTTCGCGGGCACGCTGGTCGATGGAGCAACACTGTTCGGCGACAGAGACGGCAACATGATCGTCGAGCTGACCTTCCGTGGCACCGCACACACGTCGTTCGGCTCGTTCTTGAAGCTGCGCGTCAAGAACAACGTGAAGGCGATCTAGCCATGACAACGCTCATTGTAACGCCGATTGATCCCAAGGCGAAGGGCAGCTACAGGCAGCGCAGCGAGCTGCTGCAACTCGTCGCGCGCATGCAAGAAGCGCAGAGGGGGCAGGACGGCATCGGCGCGCTGGCGCTGATGACTGAGATGGAAGCGTTTGTGCTCAAGCATCTGACGACCGACGACGGCTCGCCGGTCGAGCCGTTGCTGGACGAGCTGAGCGCTGACGACTTCGATGCGCTGCTCGGTGGCATTCTGGGCGAGCCGACAGTCCCAAACTCGAACAGCGCGCCCTAGTGCTGGCCGTGAAGGGCCATGGCGAGCCGCCGGCATGGTATACGCTGGCGGCCGCAGCCGAGGCATGGGGTGCGCCGCCGTGGGAGCTAGAAGAGCACGCGCCAGCGATCTGGTTGGATCGTTTCGTCGCGCTGCGCAACGCTGAGGCGGATGCGAGCAAACCGAAGAGCAAGGCAGGCCGTGGGGTAACGAGGTTGCTATAGTGGCAAACACGCTACAGATCGTTGTCAAAGCCAAAGACGAGGCATCGCGCGCGCTCGCGGGCGTCGAGAAGGCGCTAGACGGCATTGGGAAGAAGGGAGTCTCGCTGGGCAGCGTGCTCAAGGGCGTGGGCACGGCGGCGGGCATTGGCCTGGCCGCCATTGGCACGGCTGCAGCGGCTGCTGGTGGCGCGCTTGCCAAGCTGGCGCTCGACGCGATGCCGGTAGAGGGCATCGCGCAGGCGTTCGACGGCATCACAGACAGCGCCGACGAGATGCTGGCGGCACTGCGCAAGGGCTCGCTCGGCATGGTAGCCGACATTGACCTGATGAAGAGCTATAACCTCGCGGCGCAGCTCGTGGGCCAGACGTTCGCCGACCAGTTGCCAGACGCGATGGGCTACCTCGCCAAGGTCAGCGCCGCCACGGGCACGAGCATGGACTATATGATGGACTCGCTCGTGCGCGGTGTGGGCCGCCTGTCGCCACTGATCCTCGACAACCTGGGCATTTCGCTCAAGTTGGAAGACGCCTATGCCGAATACGCGGCGACGGTGGGCAAGAGCACCGACGAGATGACCAAAGCCGAACAGCAGACAGCCGTTATGAACAAGGTGATGGCGCTGCTGGCCGAGAACACAGCCGAGATGCCCGACATAATGGGCACAGCTGCGCAGGGTTGGGCGGCGCTCAGGGTGCAGTTCCAGAACACGAAGTGGGAAATTGGCCGCCTGCTGCTGCCGGCGCTGCAGGACGTGATGGCGGCGATACAGCCGCTCGTGGACCGCTGGCTACCAGGGCTGGTGGGCTGGTTCGAGGCCAGGGCGGTGCCTGCGATTCGCCAGCTGGTTGACGCCTTCAGGATGCTGACTGAGGGCGACCTGCCTGGCGCGATCGGGCGCATTTGGGAGACGCTGACGGGCGGAGACCCGACGCAGATCGTGCAGTTCGTGACCAACGCCGTCGACTGGCTCGGCCAACTTAGCAACTGGGTGCGCGAGAACGGTCCCAAGATCGGGGCGAGTATCACCCAGGGCTTTGAGGCGGCCAAGACAGGGCTCAAACTGACGCTGGACGGCATTTTGAAGGAGACCGACGCGTTTGTGACCGACGGCCTGCAGCGCGGCGACGAGCTGGTGCGCGAGTCGGCTACGTGGCTGGCCGAGATGGAGCCGCTGCTACAAGCTGCCATGCTCACCATTCTGAGCCGCACGTCGCTAGTGATGGGCTGGATCGAGGCGCGGTGGATTGGCTTCTGGCCTCGTTTGAAAGAGCTGCTGCTCGCCGGCTGGGAAGGCATTTGGGGCGCGTTGGACTGGGCGTTCGGCTACCTGCGCGGGATCGCTAAGGCGATTTTGCAGCTGATCGTGGGCGACTGGGAGGGCGCCTGGCAGACGTTCCTGGAGACGCAAGAGGAGTACACACCGCAACTGCTCGGCGGCCTCATCGGGATGAACGAGGAGATGGGGATGATCATGAAGGGCGAGGTTCCGAACTGGCACGAGTTCGGGCGCGCGCTCCTCAACGGCCTGATCGCGGGCATTCAGTCGCGGGTGGCCTCAGCGATTGCAACGGTCGTGGCGGCGACTCGGCGCATCTATCTGGCCGGTATGGCAGCCATCGGCGCACGCTCGCCGTCGCGCCTGTTTGCGTCGATGGGCGCGAGCATGATGCAGGGCATGGCACAGGGCATCGTGGCCACAACGCAACTGCCGGTTATGGCCGTGCAGACGGCCGGCATTCGCGCGGCGCAGGCCGTGGGCAGTGTCACGAACCATAACAACTACAACCTCACCGTGCACACCTCGGCGCGCAGCGAGTCGATTGTGGGCGACTTTGCGATGTTGCGCGCGATGACGGCCTAGAGGGGGGAGGAGCGCATGGCGAACTGGTCTCTGGTGACGGCAGCGGGCACAAGCCTGGCGCTCGACAGCACGAATCGCGTGCAGGTCATACAGACCTATGGCATGGGCATGCCGCCCATGACCAACCGCGCAACGGACTATGCCGTGCTCGATGGTGCGGCCTGGCAGGGCGCACGGGCCGAGGCGCGCTCGATGATGATCACCCTGGAGGCCATCGGGCAGACCTGGGGCTCGACCAACGGCCTGCATACTGTGCGCGCCATGCTGCTCAACGCCGTGAGCCCGCACCGAGCGAGCCTGCCGGTGCGCCTCTGGTACAACGGCAACCGCACGGGCGGGCGCTACATCGAATGCTACTATGATGCCGGACTCGAGATGGGCGACGTGGCTGGGTTCACGGAGCGCATGACGCTGCGGCTGGTGGCCCCTGACCCCTACTGGTATGGCAACACAGCCGCGACGGCGACAGGCAGCAACGCCACCACGCTCAACGTGAACAACCTGGCGCAATGGCTCGACGGCGTGTGGAACAACATGTCGGCGGGCACGACAGGGCGCGTCTACGACATGGCGGGCGCGCCAGCAGGTGGCGTCTATATCGGAGGCGACTTTACAAAGTTCGGTAACCGCGCTGTGCACAACATCGTCTACTACAGGTATACCGCCAAAGGGACGCGGACGATCTCGACTCTGGGCGGTGGCGTGCGCGGGTCAGCCAAAGACTACATCAACGCCGTGCGGCTGGCCCCCAACGGCGACGCCTATGTGGGCGGATGGTTCCACACGGCTGGCACGGTGGCAGCCGCCAAGGTCGCCTATTACGACGTGAGCGCCAGCGCCTGGAAGGCCCTCTCGACGGGCGTGGCCTCGACCTGCTATGACCTCGACTTTGCGCCCGATGGCACGCTGTATGCCGGTGGCGCGTTTAGGACGGCGGGCGGCCGCGTGGCGTTGCGCGTGGCCAAGTGGAACGGCACGGCCTGGTCGACGTTAGGCGGCAGGCTCAACGGCTCGGTGCGCGCCCTGCGCGTGCACGAGGACGGCACGCTCTATGTCGCGGGCACCTTCACCTCGGCAGGGGGTGGCGGTGCAGCGCGCATCGCGGCCTATAAGAGCGGCGTGTGGTCGACGCTGGGCGCAGGGATCGCGGGCACAGCGACGGTCTATGCGCTGGCAACAGACCGCGGCTATCTCTACGCCGGTGGCGACTTTAATACCGCGGGGGGGGTGAGTTGCGCCAATATCGCGCGCTGGAACGGGGCTGCCTGGGAGCCGCTCGGTGACGGCCTCAACAACGACGTCTATAACATCACCCCGCTGGAGAACGGCTGGCTGCTGGTGGGCGGGCGCTTTGACGCCTCGGGCGACGTGGGCCTGCTCTCGCGCGTGGCACTGTGGAACGGCTACTCGTTCGTGCCTCTGCCGGTGGTGTTCACGGACTTTGTGCAGGCGTTCGCCGAGGACGCAGTGACGGGCGCCTGGTATATCGGTGGCAACATGGACAGCGCGACAACGGTGATCAGTGGCGCGACAACGGTGACCAACGCGGGCAACGCGCGCGCCTACCCGCAGATCACGATCATGGCTACGGCCGATGAGCAGCGCGTGCTCTATCTGCGCAACGACACCAACGAGCGCACCCTGTGGCTCGACTACACGCTGCAGGACGGCGAGGCACTGACCATCGATTGCCGTCCTGGCTATAAAACGGTGAGATCGAGCTACTTTGGCAACCATATCCGCAACACACCGCTGCCTGGCTCGCACCTGGCAACGTTCTGCCTGGAGCCAGGCGCAAATCGACTCTCGATGCTAGTCTCTGGCGGGCATGTGACGACGACGATCACCTATCAACCGGCCTACTGGAGCATCGACTGATGACCGACTATGAGCTGTACGTCGCCGATCCGCTGGGCAACCGGCTGGGCACGCTCGCAAGATTCGAGCGCCTGGACTGGACGCGCGTAGTCAACGACGTGGGCACGCTCACACTGCAGTTCGGCGAGGAGCAGACGGACTGGCGGCTGTTCGGCGTCGACCGGCGCGTAGAGGTCTGGCGCGTGCTGCCGGGCGGCGTGAGCAGGCTGGTGCGCGTGTACTTTCTGCGCTACATCCGCCGCCAGACCGACGCCCAGGGGCGCACGACGATCATCTTACAGGGGCGCGACGCCAATGACCTGTTGCGGCGGCGCATCATCGACGCCGACGCAGGCGATAGCAATGCGCTGCGGACGTTGCATGCGGACAGCCTGATCAAAGCATACTTTGATCACGAGCTGGGCAGCGACGCCAGCGACGGCCGCGATATGACGGCGTTCGGATTGACGAAAGAGGAGAATTTGGACATCGCCGACACGATCACGATGGACGCTGCGCGGCGCAACCTGCTGATGGTCTGCCAGGACATCTGCGACGCAGCGGCCGCCCAAGGCCAGCGCCTTTACTTTGACATCGTTTCGCCCACGCCCGCGACGCTGCGGCTGCAAACGTTCGTCGGGCGGCGCGGGGCTGACAGACGGCGCACGCAGCGGCCCTTCTCGCTGCTGGCGGGCATGCTGACGCAGGCGGCCGTGGAGCGCGACTGGACAGAGGAGGCAAACTACATCTATGCCGCAGGGCAGGGCGGCGGCGAGGCACGGGAGATCGTCGAGGTCTACGACGAGTTGGCGCTACGGGCGAGCCCCTGGGCGCGTTGCGAGCACCTGGCCGACGGACGCATGAACAGCACGACCGAGGGGCTGAGCGATTACGGCTATCGCGCGTTGCAGGAGCGCAAGGCGAAAGTGCGCTTCGAGGCCTGGTTGACGGACGCGCCAGGGTCGCGGTTTCAGCTCGACTGGGACTTTGGCGATTTGGTGACGGCCGAGTACGCCGATGAGGTGTTCGACGCTGAGGTACGCGCTGTGCATGGCATTGTGAGCGCAGGCGAGGAAACGATCGAGGCGAGGCTGGACTATGTCGGATGACCTGGAACGTGAGATGGTGCAACGCATCGCAGCGTTGGAGCGACGCGCCGCGACGATCGAGTCGCTGGAGAGCGGCCCGAGCATGGGCAACATCGACCTGACGCTCGACGACAACCTGGCGCGCACGGCGGCGCTGAGCACGCGCAACAACGCGCGCCGGGCCCTCTTCGATCCTGCAACGCTAGAGTATATCCGCTGGTCGATGACGTTGCCGGCTGATACTCGCAGCAACACGGCGATCACTGTGACGCTCGTCTGGGCGACGACGAACGCCAACACAGGCAAAGTTGCCTGGAACGTGCTCTACAGGCTGGCCGCGCCAGGGAGCGCTGTGCCTGGCAGCGATACGACGCTGGCGACGATCGCCTCGGCTGGCAATCACACCCAGAATGTCATTCAGACAACGACCTTCACGATCCCCGCCTCGTCGTCAGTAGCCGCTAACGGCGTGCTGGTGCTGCAGGTGCAGCGCGACGCAGCGCACGCGGGCGACACCTATACGAACGACTGCGAACTGTATGGCGTGAATGTGCGCTTTGCGAGGGCATAGGAGGAGCGCATGGAGATCATCAATCTCATCGACCTGCTGCCGAGACACGCGACGAAGGTATGGGAGCCGCGCACAGCGCCGGTGGACTGTTTTTGCGTCCACCATTCGGCGACAGCGTCGACGGTGACGGTGCAACAGATCGCCAGATACCACGTGGTCGACAAGGAAATGCCGAGCATTCAGTATCACTATGTCATCACCGCCGAGGGCGCGATCTATCAGACGCAGCCTGATAGCGCGTTCGTGTGGCATGGGCACGACTTCAACACAGGGCTGGGCGTGTGCCTGATCGGGGACTTTAGCACCGTGAGGCCGCCAACGGCGCAGTTCGAGGCGGCGCGCTGGCTGCTGGCCGAGAAGCGCCGGCAGTACGGGCCGCTGTCGCTGGTTGGGCATGGTGAGGCACCGAGCGCGAACACGGAATGTCCAGGGCGCACCTGGCCGGAGTGGAGAGCAGAGCTGGAGCAGGAGGACGAAATGACCAAACACGGGCCGTTCATCGCATCGTATCAGACAGGGGCCGAGTCGGGGCCATCGGTCGACACCATCGTCTACAGCGATATGCCGATGGTGGGGCAGATTTTCGAGGGGATGCCGTTCGCAGGCCCGCTGTGGACGGGCAACAAGCCCAAGCGCGTGTTTGCGCGCTTCTGGGTCGAGGGCGCAGGGCTCAAGGGCGACGCTTATGAGGCGACCTTCATGGTGCGCGGCGCGGCTGGCGCCGACGACTATGTGGCGCTGCTGCGACCGCGCTATGAGGCGGCTATGGCATTGGGCATCCGCGACGTGAAGGGGCCGAATGAGCCGCAGCCGACCGAGGCCGAGAAGCCCGCGCACCTGGCCTTCTGGTTGCGCTGGGTGGAGCTACTGCGCGGGCTGGGCCTGCGGCCGTGGGTGATGAACTGGTCGAGCGGCACACCGAGGATCGAGGATGTAGGCTATTGGGTGCCAGCCATCCGCGCGGCCCGGGCCGCTGGCGGTGGGCTGAGCGCGCACCACTACAACGCGCCGCACCTGCTGAACGATCCCTTTGGCGAGTGGCCGCAGTACGGCGACATGTGGTACTCGCGGCGGTTCGAGTTCAACATCGATGCCCTGTATGCGGCGGGCCTGGAGCGCGGCGCGGGCTGGTATTTGATCAGCGAGTGCGGGATCGACGGCAACGGCATCAAATGGGATACGGACCCGGCATTTGCGGGGAAGCGCAAGCGGCTGGGCTGGCGCAACTGGGGCGATTGGTTGGTCAACTGGACGACCTATCGCGCCGAGCTGGAGACCTACGCGCAGTATGTGCAGGCGCGGCCTGAGATTCTGGCGGTCGAGCTGTTTGTGACGCACCCGCGCGCAGAGTGGGCCTCGTTCAACTATGACGTGGAGCAACTGGCGTGGATGGCCGCGCGCTGGGCGGGCTATGTGGCACAGCAGCCTCCGCCAGTGGTAGACGTCGAGCAGGCCATTGGCGACGCCCTGCAGAGGCACATCATCCCGCTCAACCCGCAGGCGGCGTTGGAACGCGCGGGTGCAGCGCGCGGGCTGCTACCCGCCAGCGACGAAGTGCGCGATGTAGCGGGCTATGTGGCGCAGGCGTTCCGGCGCGCGGGCGAGGAGCAGACGCAGCACATCGCCTACTGCGTCGAGGGTGACTGGGGCAATGTCAAGTGGTTTACGCGGGCGAACTAGGAGGCGAACAATGGCATTTGCAGATTTGACGCCCGAGCAACAGGGCGCTGTGGCAGAGTACGTGCGCCAGATGCGCGCGATGGTGGGCGAGTTTGCGCGGTTGCTCAACCGCTTCGAGGCGCTGGATAACATGTACGACGGACAGGCAGCGGCGATTCTGGCGCTGGCCGAGTCGGTGGGTGCAGCGACGAAACAGGAGCCACCAGTAGAGACTGTCTCCGTGGAGGCCGAAGATGGAACGGTCTACTAAAAAGAAGGTTTCGATCAAGCTGACGCCAGGAAAGCAGAAACAACTGGACGGCGCGGTTGCTTTGATCCGCGAGCACTATGGCGCGACACTGGCGGCGTGGCACGAGTTGACCGATGAACAGCGCGCCGAGGTGCTGGCGCACTCGCCGTTACTTGCCAAGTTAGTAGAATTGCTGAGGCCTACCTATGGCGGCTAGAACGTTTACGGCAACAACGGACAATCTTTGGTCGAACGCGGCCAACTGGGGCGGGAACGTACCGGCTAGTGGCGACACAGCGACCATTCCTGCTGGCCAGGTTTGCGAGTTCGACGTAAATCAGATGGCCTTCGCCGCGGGCCTTGCTGGGTTGGCGATCGCTGGCGAACTGAGAGCCAGCACGACGCCTGGTGTCTACGTGCTGAAGATGGCGGGGAACATCACTGGCGCGGGCATTTTGCGGGCCGGTACAGCAGAGACGGCCTATCCCACAACGTGTGTCTTCGTAATCCTGCTGAACGGCAATTACAAAATCAACCTGACCGGCAATGGCTCACTGCAACTTTACTGCCTGGAACCCGCGACGCGCATGGTCGCGCTGTCCGCCGCCGAGGACATCGGACAGACGGAGCTGTCCGTAGACACGGACGTTACGGGCGATATCTGGGAGGTCGGCGATCTGGTGCGCGTGGATGATGTTGACGGAGACGAAGACAGCCAGGAGCACGAAATCGCGGGCATTGCCGCATCGACGATCACCGTGACGGCGGGCCTGAAGGCTGCGAAAAAAATTGGCGCAAAGGTTATTCTGGTATCGCGCAATGTAAAAATCGTTGGGAATGGCGCCAAAAAAACCGACAGGGGCATAGAAGCTCCCACAGGCGGTGTGAGTCGCTGCGAACTTTGCGGCTGCACCAACGGCGTCTACTTCGGCTACGGGCACACGATCTCGGGCACGGTGAGCGGCTGCACCAACGGCGTCACACTCGGCTCTGGGCACACGATTTCGGGCACGGTGAGCGGCTGCGCCTACGGCGTCTACTTCGGCTCTGGGCACACGATTTCGGGCACGGTGTCGGGCTGCGACTACGGCGTCTATCAAGGCTCCGGGCACACGATCTCGGGCACGGTGAGCGGCTGCGCCTGGGGCGTCAATGGCGGCTCCGGGCACACGATCTCGGGCACGGTGTCGGGCTGCGCCTACGGCGTCACACTCGGCTCTGGGCACACGATTTCGGGCACGGTGTCGGGCTGCGACTACGGCGTCACACTCGGCTCTGGGCACACGATCAACGGCACAATTGGCGTCAATAGCTCTGCTGATATCTATCAGACGCCAGAGTTCCGCGCTTTCGGCGCGCGTTTCCTGAGCACTGTCGAGTTCTCGGGCTATGCCGACAACGCACGGCTGGCGCATCACTACGCCGAGAGCATCAACCATGACGACGTCACTGGCGCCTATCGCGCCTGGTGCCGTGGCGGCGTGGTCAACAGCGTGGCGTCGCCGGTGCCGGTAGGGCATGACATCGCCTATCAGCACGTGTGCGAGTCGTCCAGCTATCCCGTGTTTCGGCGCTGGTCGCTACAGGTGCAACCTGGCGCGAGGCTGCGCGTGGTTGGCTGGCTGCGCAAAGATGTGTCTATGACCTACCGGCCACGCCTACAGATCATCGGACAGGACGCCGACACGCTGTTCGATCCGGCCAACGAACCGCTGGCCGAGCAGGTTATGACCGACAGCGTGAACACGTGGGAGGAGCTGACGCTGGAGTGGACGAACACGGCGGCAACGCCACGAGACGTGTGGATTAGGTCGCTGGCCATGGCGGCGACAGGCAACGTCTACTCGGCAGTCGACTGGGACGCGGTCGACGTTGATGGGGTGCTGGCCGACATCGAGGCGATTCTCGGCCGAGTTGATGTAAAGACGAGTACGCGGGCGGCGGCGACCAACCTAGCAACGCTGGCGAGCGATGTTGGCACGATTGGCAACGACGTGACAGACATTCGCAGCAACGTAGACGCAAAGATCACCTCGCGTGCGTCGGCCACAGACCTGGCTGCTGTGGCAAGCGATGTAGACGCAATCGGCACAGACGTAACGACCGTGCTCGGCAACGTCAGTGTGCCAACGAGTCAGCTTGCGACAGCGAGCGACTTGGCAGCTGTGGCGAGCGACGTCGATGACCTGGAGACACGGTTGACAGCGACCAGGGCGGGCTACCTCGACAACCTGAGCGCGGGCGCGGTGGCGACGGCGACGGCAGTGGCCGACCTGCCAACCAACGCGGAACTGGACGCGGCGCTTGCTGCCGCCGATGATGCGGTGCTGGCGGCCATTGCAGCCCTGAACGACATCTCGACCGTAGAGGCACAGGCAGCGGCGGCTGCTGCGCTGACGGCCTATAGTGCGGCTAAGGCGGGCGACGCGATGACGCTGGCGACCGATGCGGTGAGCGCGGCGGCCCTCAAGGCCGATGCGGTAACAGAGATACAATCGGGCCTTTCAACGCTGGCCGCTGCGGATGTGCGTACCGCAATCGGACTGGCTACGGCCAACCTCGACGCGCAACTGGCAGCACTGCCCACCGCTAGCGAGAACGCCGATGCGCTGCTGATCCGCGACTGGACAGCGATTACTGGCACAGTGGCCGACCGCAGCACGCTCAATGCGTTGCGCTTTCTGCGCAACAAATGGAGCATCAGCGGGACGACGCTCACGGTGACTGAGGAGGACGACACGACGGCTGCCTGGACGGGTGCTGTGACGACCACCTCTAGCACCGACGGCATCACGGCGCTCGATCCGGCCTAGGAGGCGCGATGATCCGCTCACTGCTGGCATTCTGGCTGGGGCGAGTTCGTGCGCCGCGGGCTACGATATCAACGCGAGGCGTGCTGACGTCGACCGAGCGCTTGCTATGCAAAATGGCAGCTACTGAGACGCTACTGACTGCACTCACGTCGAGCGACGGCTGCTAGGAGGCGAGTATGGCTGTGCTGAATGCCTATGACATAGGCGACTGTGTGCGGCTGTCGTGCACGTTCGCAACGTGCAGCTCAACGGCAGGCGACCCCACCACGGTGGCGCTTACGATCCGCGACCCTGACGGGGTGGAGACGGAGTACACCTATGCAGCCGGCAAGGTGGCCCGCAGCACGACGGGCAGCTATTACAAGGACGTAACGCTGAGCACAGCGGGCACCTACTATTATCGGTGGGTTTCAACGGGCGTACTGACCGGCGCGCTGGAATGGGCGCTGCGCGTGCGGCGTAGCGAGATTGCGGGCTAGGAGGCGAAGTGGACATTAGCGCGGGCAATATCATCACGATGGTCACGGTGCTGCTGGGCGTGGGCGTCGGCTGGGGCGTGGTGCAACAGCAGCTGCGCGAGCATGGCAAGCGCCTCGACGAGCATGACCGGCAGGCGCACGAGACCAACGAGTGCATGTTAGAGATCAAGCTGCAGCTGGCCGGCATCGCCCGCGACATCGTGCACATCCGTGAGCGCATTGACAAAGACCCGCGCTAGTCAACGGGGGGGGGCGACGATTGACGAACGTATGGACGGCGGCTGAAGTAGCGCTGCTGCGCTCGTATGTGCAGCAGGGGCTGGGCTATGACCAAATCGTCACGCGGTTTGCGCAGGATGGCATACAGCGCACCTACAAGGCGGTGCAGCGCAAGGCGCAGAAAGAACGCTGCGCCGACCCCGCCCGCTGGCATGCGATGGTGCAGCCCGCAACAACGCCACGTTACGACCGCCCTATCGAGGTCGAGGGCGACGCGCTGGTATTGGCTGACATTCACTGCCCATTTCACGACGCGGCGTTCATCAATGCTGCGATAGGGTTAGCGCTGAAGCGCGGCGTCAGGCAGGTGGTGCTGGCGGGCGACCTGGCCGATTTCAACGCGTTTAGCACGTTCGGGCGCGACGTGGGCATCGACGCGGACGCCGAACTCGACGCGCTGGTCGCGCTGGTGGACACCATCGCGGCGTCGTTCGAGCGCGTGGTCTACATCGCGGGCAACCATGACATACGGCCGCTGCGGGCGGTGCGCTATGCAGGGTTGACGCTGGAGCGACTGGCGCGCATGTTCACACCGCGCGTGGACGATCGGCAGTTTGCGGTGAGCGACTTTCAATGGTGCAGGTTGCGCTCGGGCGGCGTACTCTGGCATATCGAGCACCCGCGCAATGCAAGTGTCATCCCCACGCACGTGGCGCGGCGGCTGGCAGCGAAATTTGAAGCCAGCGTGATCACGGCACACGGCCACACCTGGGGGCTATCGCGCTCAGACAGCGGGCGTCACTGGGCGGTGGACTCGGGCATCTGCGCCGATCCGCTGCGGCTGGGCTACACACAACTGGTTCATAACACGCGCCCCGTGCAGATGCAGGGCGCAGTGATTGTGCAGGGCGGGCTGCCGCTACTGGTCGACCCGCTGACTGTGGGCATGTACTAGGAGGTGCTATGGACGTTGGGGCTCTGGGCGCGGCGCTTGTCGCTGCGTTCGTCATCGAGCGGTTGGTCGAGGCGGTGATTGCGCCGCTGTTCGACAAGTTCAAGTGGGATAGGTTCTGGCTGCTGTACATTGCGTGGGCCGTCGGCGGCGGCTTGGCCTGGGCGACGGGCCTGAACGCGCTGCCAGTGTTTGCAGAGAGCGCCGTTGTCGGGCGCGTGCTCACGTGCATGCTGGTGGGGCTGGGCAGTTCGTTTATTTACGACCTGGTGGATAACCAACCGTCGCTATGACCTAGACCTCTCCCCCGCGCGGTGACTCCTCCCACCGCGCGCCCTCCCTCTGCAGAGCCCCCTGCCATATAGCCAGGGGGCTCTGCTATGTCAACGAGTTCCCAGATAGCGGGGAGACTTTACGCAAAATTAATTGACATACGACAAAGGGCGTGCTATCATGGAGTCAGATGAGACACAGGAGGACGACGACATGGCAGCGACCAACAAGACGATCCGAGTGCGAATCATGAAGCGCGGGCGGAAGTGGTATCAGGCAGTGTTGTTGCCCAGCCTATATAAAGCGCAGGTGGCCATCAACGACGCAGCGCCAGACCTCGAGATAGGCGCAGAGATGACTCTGACAGTGATCGATCGCAGCGAGCGCGGCGCATACGGTAGCGTGCTCAAGTTCGAGCCGGTGGATGCTCAGGCACAGGCCCAGGCGGCGGCGCAGCAGGCAGCGGCACAGGCGGCCATGCGCGAGGCGAAGCGGTGGTTCACCTACGCTGCTATGGACGCTGAGCGCGGCCTCAGTCGCACCAACGCTATTCGGCGGGCGCTGGCCGACAACACGCCGGGCCTCGAGGGTCAACGGCAAGCGCTACAGGCCAGGGTTGACGCAAATATCGCGCGCGACAGTGACATCGCGGCCAAGGGCGACGGTTTCGGCATCGGCGAGCTCGGACGAGTGCCCGTTACACCGCAGCCCAAACCAGCCACACCGCGGCAT